ATATCCCTCTTATACTTTTCATCGGCAGATTCCTTTGACAAGGCGCTTTTCCATTCACTGCCATCTTTATTTCTATACTCCGGGGATTTGGGATGAAATGCTATACCATTACATTCAATAAACACCTTTCGATTTGAATCAAATGGTTCTATTAGGAGATCATAGAAAAAATATTCACCGGCAGAATTTTTCAGTTTCTTTTGTTTGGTGTTGATTTTCTGATAGACGCAGATTGCCCTATCCTTGAGTCTCTCTTCTATCTTTCTACAAATATTTAATTCCCACATTGAAGAATGAAGTTTTCCACATCCACAGGATCTTGTATGCCCTCGTAGTAAATTGGCGCGGGAAACACTAAAGGTATTTCCACATTCACATTTACAAACATGCCATGTTTCGTGTTTGGTTCTATACTTCTCTTCATCAATACCAATCACTGTTAACTTACCATATCTACTTCCATTTGGTAGAGGCTGTCTTAAGGAAATTTTGGATTCTCGTATAAGACATCCACAGGATCTTGTATGCCCATTCAGTAGTTGGTGTTTTCCGACTGTCGTGATCTTTCCACAATTACATCTGCATAGATGCCGAATACAGGAGTGTTTTTTAGTTTGTTCTTCATCAATACCAATCACTGTTAACTTACCATATCTACTTCCATTTGGAAGGGGTTTCCTAGACTTCGATGCCAATTCTCTTTGTAAACATCCGCAGGATTTGGATTTTCCATTTATTAAAGAATACCTGTTTACCTTTTTGACCGTACCCAAATCACATGTGCATTTACATAGATAGTTTTGACTATCGACTTCCGAAAGTACGAGCCATCTCCCAAATTTCTTCCCGGACAAATCTTTTGATTCCATACCTAGAATACGCCTTTTCCGGAACCTTGTCCGAAGTATTTCGTTGACATGAATTCCATCGAATCCGGGGATTGGCTTGTGCTTGATGTCAACAACCGGTTCTTTGTCATGATCTCCATTTCTTGGAATCCAACGGTCAAATTTACACCAACCGGAGGTGCACCATTCATATCATCATATTTCATCAGATCAAAGAAGGTCACCCGCCCATTCTCGGAATAGTTGATTGATACATTATTGATTGCACAGGTGGTTGTCTTGAAAAGCCAGTCATTCGGTTTTCCGTAGGAGTGTATTTCCACATCAACGGTGTATGGATATATCATAAAGGCACCTGCCGAATCCTTATCAAGTTCCGGAAGGGATGCAAATTTGAAAGCCTGACAAATGTTCCAGATGTCCTTTGCCTGTTTCTTGTTTGACGCATAGAGCGTCCAGTTAAAGGAGAAATTTCTGAAAAGAACGCCTTTGAAGAGAACCTCCGGACGCGGATTGGTGACCTTCTTTGTCAGCTGGTCAATAGCGGTTTCCGCTCCGGTCGCACCAAAGGATGATGCGATTGATGTTACAACCTTAATACCCTCACGGACAAGGATTTCCTTCATTGCTGGCATCATAGCACCATCATTCAGTCCATAATCAGCCAAGGATACGGCATTACCAATAAGTCCACCCTCGGAATTTTGCCAGTCAATATTCTGGTCAACATTGAGTTGATTCGGAATTGGGAGTACAATACAGGTATTTGTTCGATTCATCGTTGGTACCGAACCAAGAATATCCTGCATCAGATTGGTCACCGAGTTTTCCCTGTCCTTGGGTGCATTGTCGCTAAAGATGGCAAAACTATTGATTACTGAGTCCAGTGTTTTGGTATAGGGTGTCAGTTTTTCAGACAACTTACTGGCAACTTTCTGATATTTCGAAAAATTCGATGATGATTCCCCTGTACTAATGACGGGGGAATCTGTGTTATTGATGTCCTTTGTGGATGGTTTGAATTTCCCAATATCCAGTGCGTTTATCCAGAAGACCATCTTGTGAGGATATTCATCTTCCGAAATAGGAAGAAACTCGAACTTCTGGGGGGTTGCTGATGTGGATTTCGAGAGGGATCCGGCACCCGGGATTTGGGAAAGTACCTTTGTGACCCCGAGTGTTTCACTTAAATTTGTAAGCGTGATTGCCATATATACGGGTATCCTTATGGATTTTTAGGTTTACACACAATAAATACTATTTATTATAAAGTACCGTCCTATTAACCAATGAAAACCGGAAAAAGACTAGGCAGAATCACAAAAACAGGATCTGGATACTATCAGGGGAAGTTCCGTCCAAAAAACCCAAAGAAGTATATAGGGGATACGAATGATATTGTTTTCCGGTCATCATGGGAACTTCGATTTATGAACTTTCTTGATCAGCATCCGTCCATTCTGAACTGGACATCCGAAACAATAACCATCCCATACTACTGGGAAATAGATGGAAAGAGGCACAAGTACTTTCCGGATATGACGATTGTCAAGGTAAATAGTGAGGGAAAGAGGGAAACACTCATGATTGAGATAAAACCAGATGCCCAGACACAACCACCGAAACTTCCGAAGACTAGTCGCGGTCAGAAAAGATACCTAAATGAGGTTGAAACCTATTCAAAGAATCAGGCAAAATGGCGTGCTGCACGCGAGTTTTGTCAAAAACAGGGGTGGAGATTTGTTGTCCTGACCGAAAATGACTTGTTTTTGAATAAGTGAGAATAAGAGATGGTAGCACGTGTAACCAAAATACGGTCACAATCCGATTTCCTGCGAAAGAATCCCTACAATGCCAATCTTCCGGAGTTTGTAAGAAAGAAGATCAATGAGTTACAAAAGGAATACAGGATAACCGGAAGATCCTTTCTTTTGGAAAATAAGGGCAAGGATGCAATCAAAACTCCGCTAGTCAACAATATTGGACAGATGTTTTTCTTTCTCTACAAGGCGGAAACACCAAACCTTCCTTACTGGGACATGTTTCCGGTCTCAATCATCGTTGGGGTTTCAAAGAATCACTTCACCGGTCTGAATCTTCACTATCTACCTCCTAGGCTTCGGTTGGTTATCCTGAAATCGCTTATTAAGATTGATAATGCGAAGAACGTGTCTCCAACGAAGAAACTTGCGGGAAGAGCGGTTCTTTTAGAAAGAATCCGTAAGGATAAACTCTTTGAGCAGTGTATTAAGAAGTATCGCCGGGATAGACAACAGTCAGCCCTCTTGAGAATTCAACCGAATGAATGGATTACAGTCGCCTATCTGAATCTTCAGAAGTGGGCAGGACAAACAAAACCAGAATATTAAAAATGACATTCAGACTTACAGAAATAGGTATCCCGGGTACGACCGAGGAATACCCAATATCCAAATTTCACGCGACAATTTGTAAGGCGGGTGTTGCCAAACCAACCTTGTACAGAATTGAGATAGGATTCCCACTCGTTCTTCAGATAAAACAAGCGGCATTAGATCTCGTCAAGGGCAATGGTGTCCTATCAACATTCCTCAATCTCTACCTGAATGCGGAAAGTGCAGAATTCCCGGGAGTCCAGCTGAATACCGGCGAAGTCATCTATGGAAATCAAGAAAGAAAATTTGCCTATGGACGTCAACTAAATGAGTTAACTGTCACCTTCCGGGTTGACGCTGATATGAGTCAAAAAAAGCTCTTTGACACGTGGCTTGGGATCATCACCAATCCAAAGTCAAAGCAGATGGGATTCAAGGATGACTATACATCCGACATTAAAATCTATCAGCTAAACGAAAAGGGCGAATTGACATACTCATACTTTCTACTGAATGCCTTCCCAACATCAGTAGGTAGTCTTTCCTTGGGGTATGATCAGCAGTCCCAGTATCACAAATTGGGCGTTACCTTTTCCTATGACGACATAACAACTTCGACCTTTGTTGAGGGTATCTTCAATGATGTCATCAATTCCGGCATTTCTTCCCTGATTGATGGCGGAATTGAATCCCTGACAAACATTACTTCCAGTGTTCTGGGTAGTGGTTCGAGTGTCATCTATGATGTTGTCAAGTCAGGCGGAATACCAATTATCAAATCATAACGTGAGAGTGAAATAATGAAACTTCCAAAAATCGAATATCCAATCTATACGATAACCCTACCAGTTTCAAAGAAAAAAGTAAGCTTCCGACCGTTTACCCTCGGTGAACAAAAGGTCATGATGATCTCATCTGATTCGTCCGATAAGATGACAGTCTTTGATGCAATCTGTCGAATGGTTGACGTGTGTTGTGCTCCATCCGAGAAACCAGTTTCATCATCCGATCTCTGTCAAACTGATTTGGAAGTTCTTTTCCTGAACATCCGTGCAAGAAGCGCTGGGGAATTGTTGCAACCTAATTTTCGTTGCGAAAATAAAACAAAGAAGATACAGGATGATGGAACTGAGGTCGAGGAAAAATGTAATGGCGTTGTTCCGATGGAAATTGACCTTTTGAATATACAACTGTCAGAACCCAAGGTTGCAGATGATGAAGTCCGAAAGGGAATGATTAGGGTATCGGATGCCATTATTATAAAGATGAAACCGACATCGGCAAAACAACTAATTGCCTACGAATCCACGTCCGAAGACAAGTTCAGATTGATTGACCTCATCAAGAATTCGATTGAATCGGTCTTTGATGCTGATGGAAATGAATACGATGATTTCACGGACGATGAACTTACAGAATGGATAATGACAATCCCATCCGATATGATAAACAAGATGTTGGAATATATCAGCGCTATCCCAAAAATTGATCATACCATCACCGGAAAATGTATCAAGTGTGGAAAGGAACACAAGTACAGGATAACGAACTTTTATGATTTTTTCCGATTTTAATGAGTGGAATGCCAAGTCTTGTATCATACTATAATAATGCTTATACCCTAAAGACATATTTTAATTGGACACTTGAAGAAATAAACAATCTGTTACCCTATGAATACTCTGCCTTCATCGCCCTACTCAATAAGGATATTGAGGAAAGAAACCGGAAGGCAAAGGAACGGACTGCAAAACATCGGAGTAGGAGTTGATTAAATGTCATTACCTAATATAACCAAACAGGACATTGAAGATGTTGTTGGGGATGCCGATCTTTCGCGCCTTTCCAGATCCGACATCGAAAAGATCCGAAAGGAGGTATTACTACGAAAGTTCAGCAACAAGGATATTCTTCGCTATCAGGCTAACAAGACAAAGGACAGACTGAAACAGTGGGGAAAGGATAAGTTGTCGAACTTCGGGGACAAGGTCGTTGAATCCATTCCCGGCTATGGGATGTATCAGAGATACAAGAGTGTGAAAAAATGGATGTCGGACAGCAAGAAGGAAGCCCGGGATGATTATCTGTCCCGATTTGGGATCTCGGATTCGGACAATGACATCCAAAAGATCGAACAGGATGTTGATACAATCAGTGATACCATTTCCAATTCCCTATCAGATGCCCTCGAGTCCGGTGTTGGGGATATCCTTGAAGAACTGGGCGTTGTCAATACAAATCTGGAACAGATTATTGAGAATCAGGAAAATGGCGAGGCTGTCCTCACACCGCAAAATCTGATTCAACCGTCTGGAAATAAT